AAAGTTTTTTTCTTCGTTTAAAGGTTGTTTTTTATTATTAACTTCTTTAATAGTTTCCTTAATTATTTTTTTTAATTGAGATAATTTCATATTAATAATTTAGAATAGCATAATCCATTACAATAGTCATTGAAATGTTTGCTGGTGTGTCTGATGTCCAATCCATATCACCAAAATTAGCATTTTGACAATAAGCTCCTTTTAAAATCCATTCTTCAACAACATCACCTACTGGTCCTAATGTGTGAATATGAATAGTTTTCTTATAAAAATCACTGTAACCATCTCTACCTGTAACTGATTCATGTGATAATCTAACCCATTCCATTACTGCTTGAGCACCTGATGGTGTTACTGGATCATAAAGTTCACATGTAATATTGTCCCAATTAGCTTTACCTTTGATTTTTCTTTTCACGTTAATGTGATCAAGAACTACTTCTCCAAAAGAAATACTTGGTCTTGAAATTTTCTTTATAAGATATGAAGGTATTCCGTCAATTTTCATTAGAAACCTATTTTGTAGTTTAGGTTCAAATGCTGTGAACATCATATCGTTAGTTGATTTTATTGCCATCTTTTATTTTTTTAATTGTTCTATTATAAATATATTATTTTTTAACTTTTTATGCAGGGAATGTTGCTCCTGTTGGTAATACATTAAAGTCAAGTACTATGAATTCAGCTGTTTTAGTTGGTTGTAAATAAATTGCACCTACTAACTGGTTTCTATCAATTACATCTGGAGTATTGTTGGATTCATCCATTTGTACTCTAAAGGCAAATAATCCTTGTTTTTGTTGTACTGATTCTAAATATGGATTTACTATATTTAAGAATCTTATTCTTGTTTCGTCTGTATTTTGTTCAAATACTAGATATTTAGAAGAACTTCCAATAAATTTCTTAAGTGTAATTAATAATCTTCTAACATTAATTCTGTCTAAAGCTGTTGATCTTTCTTGTAATGTTTTCTGACCCCATATACAAACTCCTGTTTGTGGGAATGTTGCAATTGGATTAATTTTAGCATCATATAATTTATCTCTTTCAGATTGGTTTAATCTTATTTTAGCTTCTAATACATTTCCTAATATACCTCTATTTAAACCTGCTGGTGCAAACCATTCAGCTTGAAGTCTGTCTGATTGAGCAATTGCTCCTGGTACTACTACTGAAGGTGGAACCATTACTGGTACATTTGTAGATGAGTCAAGTACTTTAATCCAAGGATAATATACTGCTGCGTAATTAGTGTCTAATCCACTTACATTTGTTATTGCTGTGTTTACTGAAGCGTCTACTGTGTTTAAATCCATTATAAAGAATGCATCTCCTCTGTCTTCACACATATCAATACCTGCGTTTGCTATTAAAGGATGTGTTGCATAATTTACTCCTGGCATAGCTAACATATTAATGTCATATTCATCTTGGTTAGATAAAATATTTAAAGCTTTTGTGTATCCTTTATAACCAGCAGCTGCTGTGTCGTTTACATCAAAACCATATAAATTATCTCCTGTTGTGTATCCTGTTACAAAATTTGCTGGGTCTTCATTTCCTGCTATTCTTACTATATCTGGTCTAATACCATCTGTTCCTCCTTGGAAACAAACTGAAAATTTAAGTTGTGAATTTTCTATTGCTGTTGATGAAAGTGAAGCACTTAATGATCCTGACCATATACTTGAACTTGGATGACCATGATAATTTTCTACGTTAAATTCTCCTGATATATTTGATAATGCGTTATCTGGTAATGGTTTTATCCAGTTATAATTATCAAATGCTTTATCTGTAAATTTCCATCCTAAATATGCTCTATTACTATAATTTCCTCCTATTACTTGTGATCCTTCATAAGATGCAGAAGGTATTATACAATCAACATTTAATGAAGCTGTATTAATTGGATCTAATACTGCTTTAAATCCTTTAGGTGATAATTTAGGTGAGTAAGCTTTAGCTGTTACTAANTCATTTACTTCTACTCTAACATGTTCTGAAATATTTGGATAATTTCCTAATAATTCAACTTTACCTAAAGTATCATTATATTGTGGATATCTATCTCCAATTATTCTTGAAATATATTTAGGAGAAGTTGGATCTAAAGTAACATTATTAAATTGTTCTATAATTGATGGATTTTTATCATCATCATTGTATTTTCTTATTATTACCGAAAATTGTGAATATTGTTCTACATTATCTATATCTCCTGGTTCTTTTAAATTAGCAATTGAGATTTTATAATCTGCATTACATGAAGTACCATGAGCTAATGTATGGAATCTAAATAATTCTTTTGTTGATTTTTGTGTATCTAAAAATTGTGAAGTAATAAAAGGTGTAGTAGCATATGAATATTTTTCAACTGTTCCTGATAATCCATTAAATGCTAAATCAGCTGATTGAGATAAGAAAATTATATCTCTATTTGCATTAACTCCTTTATATCCGTCTACATCTACTCCTTCTGTTGTTGTTGATAAAGAAGCTGTATTTGTTAAGTCTTTTACTTCAATATTAAAAGCGGCTCCTGCTTCTGTGTTTGCAATAGAAATTACATTAGAAGCTGAAGTTATAGTAAATCCTTTAGTTCCTGCTATTAATGCAAGAGAAACTAAATTAGATAATTGAGTTCCACTTATTTCATTATGTCTAGTTGTACCTGCTCCTGCACCTGTAACTGATGTCATGTAATCTGCCATGTTAGAACCAGTAATACCATAATCTAAAAATATGGCTGATCCTGTTAATGTAGCTGGAACTGCGGCTCCCATTGAACTAGATGCGAATATAAAAGTAAATTGTTCACCATCACCATTTGTTAAAACTATACTTGCAGATAAACTTCCTGAATATGCGTTTGATCTTACATCAGCTCCACCTGGAGGTATTATACTTCCTGTTGGTATAGATGAAGGGAATGTTATTGTTGTTACTTCTTTAGTAGTTGAACCTAACATGTTTGAAGTAAATGTTTTCCAATTATTATAAGTGTACCCAGGTAATGTATCTGTTCCACCGTATGTAGTAGTTGATTTTTTACTATTATTAGGATTGTCACCTAATTGTTTAAATAAATATTCTTTACTAGATGGATTAAGTGAAGCAGAAAGTTGTGTTGAAGTAACGTTAGTACCAGCTAATGTTAAACTAAAACTTTCATCTACACGACCAAATGAACCACTAGGTCCTACCATTGTAGATGATTCTAAACCTGGTTTTGAAGTTGCTTTAGATGGGAAAATAACTCCCAATAATACGTTTCTATTTGATGATGCTGAAGGTGCTGAAGAAGCTGAAACTGCTACTGCTACAAATGGATTTGTAGCTGTTGCATAAGTGTAACCTCCACCTGCTAATACTCTTGTTACAGTAACTGATCCTGCATTTTTTAAATATTCTCTTACTGTTTGTGGTATAAATGTTTCTGAGCTTAATCCTCCGAATCTTCTTTCATATTCTGCGAAGCTTCTTACTACTGTTGGTACAAATGCTGGTCCTTTTACTGTTGGTCCTACAATTGCTGCGCCTATTGCGCCAACTCCTTGAGGTAAAAATGTTTGATCGTTTTCTCTTGTAAATACCCCTGGTGAAATAATTTGTTCTGCCATTTTATATTATTTTATAATGTTATGTCTGGTTGGTTGTTCCTATATAAATATGAAAAGGAACCACAAACCAAACTAAGATAAATGATTAAGTATAAAAATTAATCATTAATAAATATAAATGGGTTTTGTAAAACTATTCTGTAGGAGTAAATTCTCCAGTTTCTACATCAAGGCTTCCTCTTCCATATTTGTCTGTGAAAGCTTTGGCTATATTACTTTCTTCTTTTGTTAAAAGATCTAATTGTTTTTTTAAAACAATTTCTTGATCTTCTAATTTCATTTTAGCTATTTTTATTTGACCAAATTGTGTACCTATACTAGTTAAGTCCTCTTGTAATTTTTTAATTTTATCTATATCCTGTGATGGGATAATAGTTGGTGAACTTGCAATTTCGTGAGGTGTTGGTATTTTTGTTTTCTTTTTTGCCATAACTTATTTATTTAATTAATTAATACTTTAATCGGATATACATATATGTAAAAAGTAAAAACCGTTAATCTACTGTATTTATTTTGCCTATGTTTGCTGTTGCTACTGTATTTACTTTACCTATATTAGCTGCTGCTACTGTATTTACTTTATGTGTATATCCTGTAGCAGCTGCTGTGTATACTAAATTTATAGCACTACTAAAAGCTATACCATTAGTTATATCACCACTTGTTTCTAGAGGGTCTTCTTCTTCTTGGGCTTGGTCAAGAGCTAAAACTAATGCTACGTTAAAATCATTATTATTATTAATTTGAGTAGCAGCTGCTGCATTTAAATTAAATGTAATTGTTCCACTTGATCCAAAAGCTGTTGAATTAGAGTATGTTGTAGATCTATCTATATTATCAAAATCACCACTTGAAAGCGCACTACCATTACTACTACCCGCAGAGTGTTTTATTGCTATTGTATTGTGAAGACCATCACTAGCATCACCAGCAGTAGCTGTTAATTGAAGCGAAATACTAGAAGCACCTGATATACCTGATGTGTCAAAATGTATAAATGTTCTTATAAATCTAAATGTACCCCCACCTCTTCCCGTGTTTTTAAAATATTGAATGGCATTTTGATCACCTGTAGCACTATCAGTAGCTGCACCAGTAGTTGAAGCAAGTGCGTCTCCATAAGAAGTTTGACTTGCTCCTACTATAAATCCTTTTCTATTTGATGCTAACGTTGCCATTTAAATTATTTTTTAGGTAAATAATAAGTTGTACTATTAAAATAGCTGTTTGTTGGTGGGTTAACAGTTATAGCTTGATAAGTTACATTAGGTATATTATAAATATTAGTTTCATTAGTGTTATTATTCCACCAAGTTACTTTAGTGTTTGATTTTGTTAAAGTACTTAAAGATGAACTAAAATTTTTCATGTTTTCATCACCAAAAGTATCATAAAATATACCATCATAAGTTGATAAAGAATCTTTAACATCATACCAACTACCTGTTATAATATTTACATTAGATTTGTTTAAAGCCCACGCCTGAGCCTTGGGTATTATGTTGGGGTGATTTTCTATTATGGTGTGTGTTGAAATTGAATGAGAATGCATATAACCTGCTGATATTCCCATTCCAAATCCTATTTCTAAAATGTCACCTCCATTTTCACATACATAAGCTGCTGAAGCTGACATTAAGGGATTTTCCCAATCCATCATAACTTCAAAATCTCCTCCAAAAGATGTGTCTGTGTAGTATATCTTGTCTGATTCGAATGTTAATGTTTTGTCTGTGTAACTCATTATGCTGTAACTTCTACAAACGTACCAGATGGGTTAAAATATATTTCACCATTAATAGAACCTAAACAATAACCAATTACTCTTACTATATCACCATTACCTGAGGGTGCTGTTGATGTAGCTTTACCAGCTGTTGTTGATAAAAACAAAGGATCACCAACAGTACCTGGATCATGATCTAAAGTTGTCATACCTCT